ACCTGCATTATTTCGGATAGCAGTTCCGACAATATCCTTATACTTAGCCATGATTAATTATTCTTCAGCAACCAACCTTGTGTTCCATCTGTATACACCAGTGTATTCGCTGCTCTTTCTGTTGAAATTGTTAAATCATCTGTAGAACCATGAATTTTTTCTGAACCATTTGCTGCCACAGTAAATGTGTTAGAATCAAAGGTACCTGCATAATCAATAAACGCAATTTCATCGCCTAATGTTCCTGCTGGTAAATTCATAGTTATGACACCACTTGTTGTGTTTACGAAATAACCTTCACCAGCTGATGCTGTGAAAGTAGAAGTTTTTACTGCTTGCCAAGAAGTTCCTGCTGCTGCAAAAGAAAGTTGACCAACTCCAGTTGTACCTGAACCTGTAATACTTGCTACTTTTAAAAATGTTCCTGCTGTAACATTTCCAGTGGGAAATTTTAGTGTGTAGCTTTGGGATGCGCTATGCGCGGGTGACTGTAGTTTAATTCCGTGAGAATTAGATTCACAATTAAGGACGAGCGTACCTGGATTAGTATTACCACCAACAACTACTTCACCAGTTCCGTTAGGTGTTGCTGTAATTGCTCCATTAGCACCATCAGTAATTGTAATTGTACCTGAGTTTGTACCGCCATTTGTATCTAAAGTTAAATCATATGCACCACTTGAAGTAAGAGTTGCTGTTGCAGCTCCTGTACCAATTTGTACTTCACCAGTTCCTTTTGGTCTTAGTTCTAAATTAATATTAGAATCATCTCCAACTGCACCAATCTCTGGTCCTGATCCTGTTGCAGCATTTGTAATATCTATGTGGTTTACTGCAGATCCAGTTGTTTCAAAAATTAATTGTTCATTTCCATTTTCATCTCTGATACCGTGAGCATC